CTACTAATGATAATACTCCTCTGATTGTGATAGCGTATGATTCAAGAACAGATAAGCTGACTAAAATAAAACAGCTGTTTAAATATTTAGCACCTACCGGTACTACACCTGAAGGTTTGACTTTCGCTGCAATACTGAAAGATTTAATTCCTAGCTCAAGAGATCTCGACTCTTACTTCATTAATTATTCAGATGGTATGCCAATGTTTAATAACAGAGATCTTTACTACACCGGTGAGATGGCTCTCAATCATACACGCAAAATGTCTAATGAAATTAGAAATGCGGGTATTAAGTTGATGAGTTATTTTATTGGAGATAGTGAGTGGAGCAGAGATCGCGCCAGTGGAGATTTTAAAAAGATGTATGGTGGTGATGCGCGGTTCGTAGATGCTACTAATATGATGGAAGTAGCCAGAACCATGAATAAGAAATTTTTGGAAAAGTAATCAGTTACGGGGTAGTTATTAATTGCAATTAAGTAAAACATTATAATTAAAAAGTAATTAATTACAAATAATAATTAGTAACCAGATTGACCAAACCAGAGAGAAAAATTGTATGTTTCCAGAAAAACTTGATATATATAATCGAGAACAGAATTACAGCTCAAGAGAGGGTAATTCAAAGTTGACTAAATAGTAACTAAACAAGGAGAAGTAAAATGACTAAATTAGTTTTAAACCGAAACCCATTCCCTGCAATCGACAGGGATTCTTTTTTAACCCCCTTTGATAAATTATTCGACAGTATGTTCGAAACGAACTTTCCAGAAGTTCATGCTACTGTTGGAGTAAGACCTTTTGAAGGAGCAGCTTATCCAAAAGTAAATGTATATGAGTATGATGACAAAGTTAGGATAGTATCAGAAATACCTGGACTTGATAAAGATCAACTCAACATTGAAGTTGAAGAAGGTGTCTTAACTATCAGTGGTGATAAACATAATATCACTGACGATGCGGAAGCAAAAGTGTTACGCAGAGAATTGAAGTCATCCTCATTTAAGCGTTCGTTTCAATTAGGTGATCAATTAGATGGGGATGAAATAAATGCCAAATTTAAGAATGGAATTCTTTCTATCGAAGTTCCTAAAATAGAACCGGTAGTTCCAACAAAGAAGTTCGTTAAAATCAGTTAAATGCGTCTCATCACCGTGCAGGATACAATGTATCTAGTTCGAGGTAAAGTAAGCGCTGATACTGAAATAGGTTATGAAGAATTAAAAAAACAGTGGAATGCTGAAACTATACTTAGAAATGGTGATACATTGTATCTCTGCAACGTGATAATTGAAGCAGAATGGACAGAAATAAAAAATTAAAATAACTGTTGTCTCGCGTATATATTTTATAGTACGTTTTTATAATAATTAACCGTACTTATATAATATGAGACAACAATACAAACAACAAGCAGAATACTTTGAAAAAGGAGTTCGTTATATGATGTGTCAATGTGGTCATGAATATTTGATAGTAGGTGAAGAAACCAAAGCTGTCAAATGTTATTATGAAATTCACAACAGTCTTCGGAAGATGTTTCCGGATCAAGATAAACCAACATACCAACCTACAGGTCGTCCCCCTGGATGGCATTTTATGAAACAGTTTGTCGATAAGGATGGAAACGTATTTCATAAAGGTAAAGAGATGAAGAAGTTGCAAGGCACTTTACCAGCTACTGTAATAACGAAGAAGAAAAAGAAACGTAGAACACAAGAAGAGATTCTTCTCGCAAGATACAAAAAGAAAAAAGCAGCGATTAAAAAAGCGAGTACTAAGTGATATTATTAAATGATGAGTTTGAAAAAACTGGTAAAGACATATCAGTCCCAGTTACAAATCTTGAAGAAGGAGAACAAATTGCAGCAAAGCTTTTAAAAGAGCTTGCTAAGTCAGAGACGGGGGTAGGTTTGTCTGCTCCACAGATAGGAATCAATAAAAGAGTTGTAGCAATAAATGTTAACTATCCACTTTATTTTATAAATCCAAAGATAACACATTCTGAAGGAAGCATAGTTTATAATGAGGGATGTCTATCTTATCCAGGTAAGGTGGTAATGACAAAAAGATTTTCAAAGGTTACAATACAATCAGATAACCTGCCTGAACCGGTTACGTTCGAAGCTGGTGATGATGAACATACAACACTCGAATGTGTTTGCGTACAACACGAAATAGACCATCTAGATGGAATTTTAATGTTCGATAGACGACATAGTACCACAGTAGTTAATCAAACAAAAAAGATAGGTCGGAATGAATCATGTCCATGTGGTAGTGGACATAAATATAAAAAGTGTTGCATTAATGGATAATGATAGGAAGATTGTAGCTAACGCGTTTTATAAAAGAACTGGAATAAAATATGAAAATTGGATACAAGCTATGGCAGTACAACATAAACTAAATAGAAGAACTGATTGGTTTAGAGTATTTCTGTGGTTAGGGTGCATACCAGCATTTACTTTTTTTAGTTGGTATGGAATTTATAAATTAGTAATGTGGATGTTGTATGGCTAGGAATTGGTTAGGAAATAAAAGAATAACAAAGGAAGATAAGTACACCAGAGGTAGGACTACATTTACTAAGTCGGATGAGCGCTGGGAATATTTTAAGATGTTTTTAATCTTATTAATTGGATATGTTTTTTTTCACTTTATAATAATGGGATGGACATTATGAATATAAACGTTAAAAATAATGATGTTGGAATGAAATGTAGATTTATACTTATAAGAGAACTGGAGATAATATAGATGCAACAAGATGATAAAAGAATAGAAGATAGGATTCGAAACATAGAGATTATGTTGAGCGAGAACAAGACCTTAATGATGAAAATGCTGCATAATCATAATGAATTTGCTAAAGCGTTAGGATATGTATCCATGGTAATGGATGACTTAATGATAGATGCAAACGCCGATATTATACCACCTAGTTCTACCCAAAAATCCAAAACTCCAATACATATAAAGGACTACCTTGAGATGATGCAGTTTATTGCATCGAAGATTAACGATATACAGGAGCTTGAAGATGAATTGGAAAAGCACGGAAATATCATCCCGGGACAATTGGGAGAGGCGTGAAGACGTTTTAGAATACCCTGAGGATACAATTAGATACGTTATAGATTTATTGCAAGACTCAATAGATACGAGTGACGAAGCATTAATAGAAAGAGCAATACAAATTTTAACCAATCCAGAAGATTTTGATAGTCTAAATGACTACGCTTCTGATGAATGGTAAACAGGAGAAAGAAAATGGGATTTATACAAGAGATGTTATCAAGTGACGCAAAGATATCCAGCAAAAGATGCATTGGATTCGCATCATTTTTTATGCTTGTATGTAGCTGGGTTGCTAATACATTTTGGCAATTTGAGATCAAGGATGTTATATTAGAAAACTTTATGTATATAACAATCGTAGGATTAGGTGTTACAGCTGCAGAAAAATTTACAAGAAAATAAGTAATAAAACAATAAAGGTTATAAAATGAACTCAAAAGAAATCATGTTCAATTGGGACAAATTAATGGGTTATGTGGATGAATGCTCAGAGGGTGTTCAAAAAGATAATATAATGAAGCTGTACGATCACTTCGAAGATCGCATAATAGATGCTCCAGCTTCAAGTAAACCAAATTATCATAACTGTTTTGTAGGTGGATATTTAGACCACGTGGTTCGTATAATCGATACAGGATTAGCTATGAAGAGCAACTTTGAGTCGCTAGATGTCAAAGTTACAGCATCTGATGCTGATATCATACTGGCATGTATGTTTCACGATTTAGGTAAGCTGGGTGATTTAGATGATCCATATTACATACTACAAACGGATCAATGGAGACGTGATAAACTCAATGAGTGGTATACATGGAATCCAGATTTAGAACCAATGTCTGTAACAGATAGAGCGTTGTGGTTGCTGCAACACTTTGAGATAAAGGTAAGTGCGGAAGTATGGAAAGCTATTAAATTAAGTGATGGTATGTTTGATGAAGGTAACCAATCACTATACAAGAGACCTGATACTAATAGAAACATATTACACTATATAGTACACTTTGCTGATTGGATGAGCACCGTTGCTGAAAAACAACATTGGATGCAAGGAAACGAAGTAGAGGAAGATGACGAATATGAACCACTACCAGATGAAAAGAACCATGTAGATCCAGTAATGGTTAAAAAAGACAAATCATCAATGTCGGATAAAGACATAGATGATATGAAGAAAAAATTTGACGAACTGTTTAAAGATTAGAAAATGATAACTGAAATACTTTTAGGAATAGTAATATTATTGTTGACTTCTATTTCTTATATGCTTATCTTAGCGCTAAGAAGAATTAATGATTACGAACAATTCATAATACAACTTGACCAAATCGTCACATATTGTTCTGAGCAGATACAGCGTATCGATGACAGAGGGACATTCGAATCGGACGATGAAGTCGGAACATTTTTTGAACAACTTAAACAGTTGCAATCATTACTTACTAATATTTTTGAACCTAACACAAATGAGGAATTAGATGCCACGAAAGAAAATTAAAAAGAAAGCAAAAAAGATGTACTTTGATCAGGCGGTAGAAGATCATATAATATTATATAATAGCGAAACAGATCCTGTTAAGCGTAATAAGATATATAATGAAGGTATCGCATATGCGTTTGATAAGCTATGTGAGAATATTATTAACACATTTAAATTTTCTTATTTCGATTGTGACTTTGTAGATGTTAAGCAAGAAGTTATATCATTCCTTGTATTAAACATGCACAAGTTTGATCACACTAAAGGATACAAAGCATTCAGTTACTTCTCAGTCGTCGCTAAGAATTATCTTATATTAGTTAATAATGGTAATTATAAAAAGATGAAGATGCATAGTGATTTAGGAGCCACAACAACAATTAGAGAAATGAGCAAGAATCCATATTTTAATTCAGTTGATGATCCCACTGATCTTTTTATGGAAGAGATGGTTGATTATTTTGAAGGAACTATTCCAAACATATTTAAGAAGAAGCGTGATATCGATATTGCTTATAGTATCGTCGAGATATTAAAGCAACGTAATGAGATTGATAATTTCAATAAGAAGAGTTTATACATCTTGATTAGAGAAATGACGGGTGTCAATACAACTTATATAACTAAAGTTGTTGGTGAAATGAAAAAGCATTATAAGAAGGTTGCTGATGAGTTTCGCACTGTTGGCAGTATAAATAAATCTTTAATGAGTGGAAGCTTAAATCAGTTTTTTTAGACTAAAGTAACACATCATTTATATTAAAAGGCTAAGCAATTAGCCTTTTTCTTTTTATTATACACATTTTATGTATTCTGTATATTTATATATGAATAAATGCATTTCTCGAGGATACTATTATGAGTGACAATATAGAAATTTTTAAAGGCAAAACGTTTCAAGACCTTACAAAAGATATATACGATAACACTAAAAGCAAGAAACTTCAACTAGATCTCTTAGTTCAGGAGATACACGGCTTCATCCGCACTATAGATGATGCGATTATAATTGCTCCAATTGTAAAGGAGTTATTCGAAGTTAGTGTAAAGAATGATGAACATCTAGTAAAACTTGCAAGTGTTTTACAGCGAATATTAACCAGATCTACAGGGTCCACGGACGATCAATTTACATTAACAGATGCTGAGAAAGATGATCTGATTACAGCATTACAAGAAACAGCTAATGATGTACAACTAGAAAGTGATAGAATAAATCAAGTCAGTGCAACAGGATCTAAATTACTGGATAACTAATGGGTTCAGTCATAACACCACTACCTGATATATACGATCAGGGTTCATTATTTGGTAGCCAACCATCTACTGTGTACATGCAGTTTGTTCCTGGTAAGGTAACAGCTGTTGCAACAAGCATACAGTCTGGAATTGCTCGAGGCGATAAACGAAAAACTAATAGTATTTTAGCTAAAGTACATTACGGTAATAAGTTGAAGGTAAGTGGGTTGCTGGATGAATCTGACAGATACTATCCACTACTAAGAGGACTCATAGATGTCCCAGCGGTAGGTGACCCAGTATTGTTATGTACCATAGGGCCACGACAATATTATTTAGGTCCACTCAACACAGACAACAATCCAAACTTTAATCAAGATTATCAAGATACATATGAAGAAAGATTAGACTACGAAACAACAGCAAGACGTTCTGATTATTTAGGAGTGTCAGCTAATTTTAAATTTGATAGACATGCTCGTTACTTAGAAAAGACATACAAGGATGAGTTAGACGATGTAAAATCAGGTCCTCAGAAAAACAAAAATGTAAAAGATATTCACGGAGATTTGTATATTGAAGGCCGTCACGGTAATAGCATAAGAATAGGTAGCAGAGCAAAAGATCCATACATATTCATAGCAAACGGTAGATTCACACCAGTACCATTTGAACAGCTCTCCGGAGCTGGAAGAACTGGAACGGTATTATCTATAACTAAGCGAGGTACAATAGAACAGCATTTTGGTGTACCTGATGATATGTTTGGAACCTGGGCGGGGAAGCAGTTTACATTTGCAACAGAGGAACGACCTGAAAAAGATGTCAACGATAGAATAGTTTTTGGTGATATGTTTAATATATTTGAAAAGGATAGTGGAACGAAATCATCGGAGTGGTTATATAACTACGAAAAAGATCAGACTCTGCTAAACACTGGAAAGCTCAGCTTAAATGCTTATGATCACGGTATGACACTTACCGCCAAAGGACATATTCTATTAGGCTCAAAAAAGAATATAGTATTAGGATCAAATAAAGATATAATAATTGATGCACCAACTATTTATATTGGACAGAGTTCTTTTGAAAAGAATCAGGATAATAACGCACAAGGAATGGTGCACGGAGAAAACCTAAGAGCAATTCTGGAACACATGGTAGATTTTTTTAGTGGTTTAAATTGCTTATGTACAGGAGCTCCTGTACCTATGGTATACAATGGTGACATAACTGGAGCAAGTTATCTCACTGAAGTAAATAAATTGAAAATGGCATTGTCGAAGGGTGATAATACAATAGTCAGCGGAAAATATTTTATAGACAATGATAAAGAATATCAAAGAAGATAGTTACAGGAGGTAACAAATGAAAGTAAATCAGTTAAAAACTCTAATCCGGCAGATCGTTAGGGAAGAAGTTGCTATGACTATTAAAGAAGTAGTTAAGGAAATAAAGAGCACATCTACACCAGCCATCACCCAAGCTAAAAAAGCACGTCAGGTACTAAAACAAGAAAGCAAACCTAAAACGAATTTTAGTAAAAATAAAATCATTAACGATGTTTTAAATGAAACAGCTAATGACGATTGGGAAACTATGGGCGGAGAGACATACACTTCGGATAAAATGCACGACGTAATGAAGTCTTCATATGGAGACATGATGAACGCTCCAGCGGGTAATTCCGGTAATGGTGTAAACCCTGATGCGATGATAGCATCAATGGGCATGAATCCAAATGCAGTACCAGATAAAGCAAAAGAAATTTTTACAAAAGATTATCGTAAACTATTAAAGAAGGTATCTAAAAAATAATGGCAACGTTGAGCAAAGAAATTGAAAACGCTCTTGCAGAGGGTAACGGATTACAAACACATCAAGATCGTGGTAATCTTCCTAAGATTGCTAAGGGAATTGCTAAAGCTGTAGAGAAGTGGCTTACTAAACAAACATTTACCATAACTGAATTTGAAGGTGGTGTTGGTATAGAAGAGCTCCGGATCACAAAACCTATAAATGTTAACGTAGCAATAGATCCAAGCGCGTTTTTAGCAGCACATCCAGGAGGACCACTTAAACCGAATCCTCTTGTTTATGCAAGAAATCAAGGTGTCAAGTCAGCAGTGATACCACCAAAAACGTGGAAGTCTCCTGTGGATATAGTAGCGTGGGGTAAGGCAACACTAGGAGACGTCCCACACAGAAAAGGATCCGCTAAAGCAAATGCTGATGGAAAATGGAATCAAGTAGCAAAAGTAAAATTAGATCCAAATAACACTAGGGAAGTATAATGGGCAACATACCACCACCAGATTACACAGGAGATAATACCGGGAACGTATCTAACCCGGAATCAGCACGTTTTGATCCAATTATTCGACCATATATGGTTGATAGGGACTCAAATGTATTTGTTGGGATCGATTATCCTTTTCATAAAGCTGATGGAGCTCCCGGGTGGTTTGCATCTGTTCAAACTACATTACTTGCTGTAAAAAATAATTTAAGAATGTTGTTACAAACAGAACGTGGTGAACGCCTAATGCAACCAGATCTTGGATTAGGGTTGAAACAATTTTTATTTCAACCACTTACAGAAGATCTTAAAGCAAACGTAGCTTCTGAGATACAGCAAATGATAGATGTTTGGTTACCGTTTGTAGAGATACGAGAGCTGCATGTGAATTCAGGATCAGGTAACCAATCCAATAGTTTATTAATAAAAGTAATATTTAATATCACAAGAGACCCTAATACCTTAGAATCTGTTGAGGTAGAGATAGGAGAATAAGAATGCCATACGACGATACTCAATACTCAGAAACAAATGTAAATTATCTTAATAAAGATTTTACGACACTTAAAGGTAATTTGATTGAATATGCAAAAACCTATTTTCCAAATTCATATAAAGACTTCAACGAAACGTCACCAGGTATGATGTTAATTGAAATGTCTGCATACGTTGGAGATGTTTTATCATTTTACATTGATCAGCAATATAGAGAGATGATGCTGCCTTTAGCGGAAGAACGACGTAACGTAATGAATTTAGCGAAGATGTTGGGGTACAAAGTAAAACCAACAGTACCAGCTTTTGCAAATATAACATTCACTCAAACTGTAGATGCATCTACAGATGGAAGTGAACCTGATTATAGTCAGGCAGTAGTAGTAGCTACGAGTCAACAAGTTAAATCAGTAACAGATTCTGAGATATTATACGAAACTTTATCTCCAATTGATTTTACTATAAGTGGATCTGGAACTGGTTTTCAAGAACCAACTGTTAGTGCAATAGACGCTAACGGTCTAGCCACCAGTTATGATCTAAAAAGGACAGTTAAGTCTATATCTGGTGAAACGAAATCAACGAATATAAGCGTTGGTACACCTAAGAAATTTTTAAAATTAACATTGGAAGATACTAATGTTATAGATATAATAAGCGTCGTCGATTCTAACAGCAATGATTGGTATGAAGTAGATTATCTAGCACAGGATAAAATTCCTATTGAGACTCATTACAAAGCAGATGCTGATCGCGATACAGCATACCAACGTATATCAGATGATACTTCAACTCAAATACCAGTGCCTTATACATTGACTTATAAACGAACTAGTAAACGTTTCGTTGTAGAAACGAATGATGATAATACTACATCATTGGTATTTGGAAATGGTGTATTAAGGCACGGTGGAATACAAACATCAGCTTTTCTACAATCACAGCAAGTAGGAATAACATTCCCAGGAAATACAGAAAATTTAATAGAAGCAATCGATCCACAATTAGGTGATGAGTATTCTACATTGGGAGAGACTCCAGCACAAACAACATTAACAATTACTTATAGGACTGGCGGAGGAATATCAGCAAATATACCATCAGGTGATCTTACAGACATGCAAACTATTACATACTTACATGGAAGTGATGCTACAATAACATCTACAAATGAAGGCCCGGGCGTGGGTGGATCGAATCAAGAATCGGTTGATGAAATAAGGCAAAGAGCTAAAGCACATTTTTCCACACAGAACAGATGTGTAACAAAAGAAGATTACGAAGCTAGGATTATGGCAATACCAGCTAAGTTTGGAAACCTTGCTAAAGTATACGTCAAGAGAGCCGCTATGTTTGGTGATACTATGAGAGGTATTATAGATACTAATGATGATAAAGTAATCAACGAAGCTGATGTGGACACTTATCTTGAATATGGAAACACAGATTACCTTATATCTTTCGCACAATCTGTTCTTACCACTTATCCGACACTTCCGGAGCCAGGAAGTGAGATAACATTAGATTTTGCTGAGTTGATAGACGTGCTTAGGGATCTAGTAAACGTGGTCGATCCAATGAAAGCACAATCAGCTAAGATAGGTAATGCTCTTAACACGATACTTTCTAATGATCAAAACCTACCAACAATTGATATTTATACGTTAAGTTATAATAATAAAAAAGAACTTACCGGTACACCAATGGATCCAATTGGTATCAATATTAAAAATTATTTAAATCAGTATAAACTAATAACTGACGAAGTGATAATCAAGTCAGGTTATGTAATAAATTTTGGAGTATTGTTTGATGTTTACGCTCATAAATGGGCTAATAAACAAGAAGTTAAGTTTAAGTGTATCCAAAAGATATCCGACTACTTTGTAATAGACAAGATGCAATTTCGTCAACCAATATACACAAGTAATCTAGAATACATATTAATGGGTATAGAAGGAGTAAGATCAGTACAATACGTTTGCGCCACACAAGATGAGAATTATAAATCTGAACCGATTGACGCAGATGCTTTTAGGCCAAAACTTTATTCAACATCATGGGATGCTAATTCATCCACATGGGTTGATCATTCAAGCGATACAGAAAATTTCTCTGCAAACATGGGATATAAGTTCAACTTTCAAGCTGCTGAAGTAAATGGTATCATCAGACCTTCAGTAACACCAGCAGTCTTTGAGCTAAAGAATCCAGAACTGAACATTAGGGGGAAAGTAAGATAATGCATTATTATATTTTTGCTGCAAAAGATACTTGGGTATCAAGTGGATCTAATAAAGTAGATGGTGAGACGTTTACAGATCAAAACTTTGGACGAGATGAAATTCTTGAACTAAAAAAAGTTTTTTATAATGATTCCTTTGATTATCCAACTCGAGTATTAGTTAGTTTTAAGGGAACAGATTTTACTAATCTCTCACAATCGGTAGTTGAGGGAGATATAACCAATCCAAAATATTATCTAAGATTATACGAAGCTAATGGAACACAAGAACTTCAAAACGAATATAGTTTGATAGCACACCCAGTAAGTCAATCTTGGGATGAAGGTATAGGCAAGTTTGCAGATGATCCAAAAGTATTGGATGGATGCAGTTGGGTAAATAGGCAATGGCCACAAGGTGGAGCTGCTCTAACGTGGAGTAAAGCAGACGGTAGCGCTGAAGACGGGCCTTCCATTATGACCGGTGCATTGTTAGCAGCATCACAGTCATTTAGCAACGAGTCTCCTGACATCAATATGGATATCACAGATATAGTCGACTATTGGTATAGAAGTGGTTCATCCGCCAACCATGGATTACTACTAAAGTTTTCAGGTAGTCAAGAAACGAACGAGACAGGCAGTGATGTAACTACTGGTCAGTTTAAATTCTTTTCAAGCAACACAAATACAATATATGCTCCAAAGTTAGAAGTAAGATGGGACAATCATTTTCCGTGCACTGGATCTAACACTGGTAGTTTATTACAAATGACCATGAGTGGGCAAACAGACTACATATTAAATACTAAAGGATTACAAAAATCATATAAAGAAGAAGATAAGGTAAAATTTAGGGTGCGCCCAAGAGAAAGATATGTTCAAAAAACATTTTCTAGATCAGTTCAAACCACAAGTGGATCATACATACCAGAATCTAGTGGAAGTTATTCTATTGTCGATCTAGCTACTGGAGAAACGGTAGTACCGTTTAGTGCATACACCTCAATGAGCTGTGACGCAGAGAGTAATTATTTTATACAATGGATGAATGGATTTCATCCAAATAGAGCTTATAAGGTGTTATATAAAATAAAATTTAACGATGGGCAAGAAAAAATATACGACGAAGATTTTGAGTTCATTGTAAGGTCATAGGAGAATAGAATATGGCTAATCTACCTGATCCACCAGACGCTGACATAGTAGAAGATCTACCTGCTGAGTTTACAGGTTTAGGTGTTTATTATACAAAAGAAAAAATTGTAGATAAGATACAATCTCTTTTGATATCAAAAGAAAATCTCTTGATCGAAGGGAATGTTCAAGATTATCAAAAGACGGTTCGAGACGGTAAGGTAGTACGTGGAAGATTACCAGATGAAAAAGCTGTAATTTTTTCAAGTGATTTATTATCCAATGTTGACGACTTACCTATATTTGAAACTATACAAGCATTACTACATCCGAATGGAACAAACAATCCTGCAACAATTTCGTTAAATGATTTAACAATAGAATCTCACGTTATTCCAAGTACTGGAGAGACAGCGTATAATATGAGACTTGGTGATGTTCCTATTGATCTCGATGGTAAAGCGTTAGACAACTTTAATCAATACTTACAACTCCCAAGTGGAAAAACATTTATAAACGATTTAAATGTCGATGGAATTATAGACACCGACATATACGAACTAATACCGGGAGGCACTGAATCTAGGCAGACCCGCATAGATAGACTCTTTGCTGAATACAATGCTTTAAAACCACCATCTCCAGTTGATGAAGAGGTGTTAGTGGATGGAGACGGAGATGGATTAACTGATACTGTAAGATCTGCAGGAGCAACAATGTATTCCGCACGATATGATATATCAGCTGCCGACTCAGTTGCAGATGCTAATAGCAGATTTATAACGTGGTTACGAGAAGATGAAGATAATGTAAATAATACTAAAAGTTTAGAATGGTTAAGAAATGATTTAAACAATAATTATTTTTTACAAGAAGACCCATCGATGGAAGATACGGATGAGCGACCAGAATATGAACCGGTATCAGAAGGATATTTTAAAATAAGACAATTAAACCAAGCTATTATTATACGTAATGAACTTGGATCAGATGTTGGTTTTATAGGAAACGACCCATCTAGCCCTGATTATTTGAAGAAGGGTGTAACTATAGCAATGTGGGTAAAGTTTTTAGATAGAGTTAATACAGGAACTTTATTTAACTTCGGTAATCCGTTTAGACAAAATGGTCCTGCAGGATTTGCATTGGAGACGTTTGTGGTAAATGCTGACGGATCCATACCTGGATATTATGAAGCATTCACAGATGATGAAGGATGGGATCTTGAGATGATACCAGAAGATGCGTTCACCAAAGGGTCATCAGAACGGTTTGTAAGATTTATTGTATATGAAGAGCCTGTAAGTGATCCACTTGAAGGTACTACATACGGTACAAGATTAAGAGATTCAAATAAACCCAATATAATGGCACGTCAAAATTCTGCACAACTTGGTGGTGCTCTAACACTACAAAGAGAAGTTGCGTGGAACTATACAAGAATACCATTTGATTATGATGAGTGGTATTATATAGTAGGAAATTATAACCCATATGCTGATGAAGAGGAGTCAGCTGGAAACTCCAATGCCATGGATCCAGATTTTTGGAATTGGTACAGGGATCTAGACGGAACTTATACAACCTTTTCAGGGTTCGGTGCTAAGTGTAAGGTCGACTTTATATCAAAAACTAAATTATTAAAAGCTCGTGGATACAAAGTGGATACTAAACTTGGTAGACAATATTCCAGTCAAAGAGAATATTTGCGTGCCAGTGATATGCAACAAGAACAAGAACAAGACACTACAGGGATGACTGAATAATGGAAGAGGTAGAGAATCATGTCCGTCGCTTATCAAGCTAACTGGGAATCATGTAATATAAGAGTAATTAGTAATGGTTGCCAATCCATGTTATACTCGAGGCCTGAATATGGTTAAAATATATAACAAACTGGTTCTGCAATGGAATACTGTAAAGCAACAATACGATGAGGTGTTCGAAGACTCATTTCTATATGACGGACCACTTGACCTTGCTATACAAAACGGGTGCTGCACAACTGGGGCAAGTACCTGGGGTACCTGGGAATGTTTTT